AGTACCTCCAGTAGTTCCTTGTTCTAATTTAAATTTTACATATTCTGGATTCTCTGGATCCTCATTTTCTAACCGAGTAACATCATATACAGATAACGGTTCTACATTTTTAATTCCAAATCGCTCATCAATATCTAATCTTAAATAAAAATCTCCATACTTACACATATTGCGAACCCACGGCCACAAGTTAAACTCAATATTCAATACATCATAATACAAGTTATGTAAAATTTGAAAAATATTATCATTAGGTGTATTAATTTCTAAAACATTTCCATACTCACTTTTCATAGTAGATTCATCTGCATAGATATCTAATGCAGAGGAAAGTATAGCATCTCCATCCATTGCTTCATAATCTCTAAATAACCCAAGTCGTAACGACTTAACTAATTGATTATCTGAATAACCAGACAATCCTGTACCACCAGTTGAATAAATTTTCTTATATCTATCAATCAATCCTCTGGTTGGCAAATATTGAGATTTACTAGTATCAATTACTTTTAAACGTCGTCCACCAACATTCCTAACAATTACGTTAGTTGAAAATAATCTTCTTAATCTACTTCTTAAGCTTTTATCAGCCATTTTTACCTCTATTTATTAATTAACCAAGTTAAATCTTCTTTTTTACTATCATCTCTCCCAACGGGATCCCATGTCCAACTATCATTTTCATCAGTTTGCTTATATATTGCTGGATTCATACTTATACTAGAAATAGCTTTCTTCTGTATTTCTATTCCTTCCGCTCTTAAACGTAGAGCGGTATCTCGTATCCATAATCCAATACCAAATGACATTACTAAGTCATCATTGTATCCTGACATTGCCTCTGCCCTATTATTGTTATATATAAATACGAACAGTTCATCAATTAACCTCTGGGAATAAACTTCTACTGCCTTTTCTCTAAAAAATTCTTCTAATTTTGCCACTACTAAGGGTCGTGTTTTCATTGACATTGTAAACCCAGGAACCATTTGTTTTTCTTGTCCATAAATTTTATTTGTCATTTGTTTTTGTGTATCTACATATTTTAAATCTTTTGACATATAAAATAAATTCTCATACTCTCTATCAATACATTGTTGAATAGCTGCCCAACCAATTGATGCGTTTTCAATAACAAGTAATGCATTATTATATTCCTGAGATATATTTACAAGTAAGTTACCAAAATCTTTAGTTCCAATCTTACCTTTATATTCCGCTACTTGTTTACAATCTTCTACTTCCATAACATGAAATGCTGAGTAGTCTGTTCCATCACCTCTACTAACGTCAGCACATACTATATAATCTTTTGTGTAATTTGCTGGCTCCCATACCCAAACATTACTGTCTACTCCTCGCCTTTCAATCGGGTCTCTAACATGATCAGTTTTATATTCTTCCAATATTCTACCATCAATTACCATCTGACCTGATGTTACAAAATCACAATCACATTCTTGTGCTGCCATTGAAGGACCTAATAATTTATCTTGATGTTCTCTCCACTCTTGGTCTCTATCTGGATGCACTGACCAATGTAATCTTAAAATATTCCACTCATTTAAACCATCTTCAGCATCTATCCAAGTTTTATGAAACCAATTACCAACACCATTAGGTGTAGAAAGTGCAATACACCTACCACCTAATGCTAGTGTCTGTGATGCTGCAGTCCATATTGTATCTATTCTAGGAATAAATGCAGCTTCATCTAAAATCAACAATGACAATGCTTCTGATCTGCCAGCCTCTTCAGAACTTGCTACTGCTTTTATCTGAGAACCATTCTTATATCTCAAACTTAACTTATTATCTTCAACACATTTTTGTTTCAACCAAGTTGGTAAACTAGCATGCATTACCCTAACTTTAGTGACCAAATTTTTAGCTACATCTTGTTTAGTTGCAATAACCAATATATTCTTATCATCATAAAATGTCATCATCCATAATGCGTATCCTGCAGTCAATGTTGATATACCTAATTGACGGGCTTTTAAAAGAACATTATAATCATTATTAACAAATTCTTTTAAAGTTTTCTCTTGATAATCATATAAATCAAATTTTATTTTACCTTTTTGTGGATGTTGTATATAACAATATCTTCTTAAAAAATGCACTGGATCTCTTGCACACTTCTTAAATTCGTTTCGAATAGCTTCTTTTAATTGTTTTTTATCTGTAGGCATTATTATAAAATACTAGTTATTGAATGTATAAAATCTGTTAAACCGTATGATAATATTGCCCCATATGTAAAATATAACCATTTATTTTCGTACCAGGAAGGTTTGACCAACTTTGTTTTCTTTTCAAGTAATTTTTTATCGTTTTCTAAAATATTAATTTTTTCATCTTGTAAAACAATTGTAACACTATCCTTAGCAATAAGTTCCCTATGTATATATATCATCTTATTTTGTGAACTTACAATATTTTTTAAAGAATCAACTTCAACCTGCAAATTCTGAATATTTATTGCAATTTTTTTTGATTCTTCTTCAGTAAGTGTAACTTGTGCAGAGCAAAATGCAGTTATTAATAATATTAATATCCATCTCATTATAATTCAAAAGTTCCAATTATCTCAATAAAGTTACGGTTGTACCGCCAGTATTTACTACCTTTTTCAATGCAATTGGATATAATTGTCCTGTTACTAATCCAGCGCTAATTGTTCCTGAACCATTAACTGGTGTTAAAGTATATCCAGATCCAGCATTAACTATAAATGCTGTACTAATATTTGAACCCGTAGCTTCAAAGGTTGTACTTGCTCCTACCGCCTGCACAACTTCTCCATATGCATTTTGAGTAGTATCAATTGCTTTAGTTCTACCTACAAATGATGCGAATTTTGCTGTTGCCATAATTTACTCCTATTTTTTTGCAAATTTTCTTAAAAAATCTTCTGCGTCTTTTGAATCTTTAATTTCCTTACGATTTTTACTGCCCTTTTTAACATTCGCAATTTCTTTTTCTATGTTGGCAGCTTTACTTTTTAAATTTTTAGATCCTTTTTTTGCTGATTTAATCTTTTTATCTACAAATTTAATCTTTTTAGCTGAATCTTTTAATTTTTTATCAATTTTTTTTACTTTTGCTTTTTTAATAGCAGAAGCTTTACTTGATATGCCCAAAATAGATAAAATAAGTGCTATTATCTTACCCATACTCATAATCTACAACTCCCGTTTTATTTTAGTTATATATCTAGCTAATTCCTTCCTATCCAACCCCAAACCATCAATTATTTTAGCTAATGCTGCAATCTGTTTCCGACGATTTAATTTAGCGCCTTTTATTGCATTAACAGCCTTATCTAAAAATCTTTGTGCTTGAGCTGGTAGTTTTACATCAAGTTTATCTAACCCACCATCAGCCTGTTTTTCTGATATAATGGATTTAATTTCTTCTCGTACCAAACTTCTAAGTTTATTTATGTCCGACATTAACTTCTCCTATTGTATATAATCCTACACCTATAAATATATAAATATATTAAATTGTTTCTTCCAATTTTTTTAAATATTCTTCAGCTTCTTTAATTTCTTGATTAATATGATCTTTATCTACTTCCCACTGCTCTTCATCAAGTGAATATCCATCTGGTCTAACCTGATTAAAAAAAGAAACTGTATCTGGAGCTTTTTTCCACTCTTCAATAGACTGTTTCATTTCTTTAAGATAAGATTTTTTATTTTGTTTAACAGTTTCCTTAACATGATCATTTAATTTTCCCTGTACAGCTAATTTATTCTCAAATTCTATCTGACAATCCATACAATGATTATATCTACGATAATACTGACTATCAATCCTTTTTTTCATTATTCTATTACAGTCTGGACAGAACCAAGGTGTTCGTGCGTCTTTTAATACATCCGTCTTTTCTGCTGTAATTTTTCGTTCTTCTATTTCTTTTTCAGTAAGTCCTGTTTTATCACCTTCATAACCTACCATTATACGTTTTTCAGGATCTGCTCCACCCATAATATTTTGTAATGCTTCATTTTGTCTTTTATTTTCTTTACTATATCCAGCCATAATAACCTCTAAAAGTTTAATAACCCTAAAATTTGATTCACGGGTGCAAATGCGCCCGTAAATTTGTAAACTTTACCTTTATACTTAAATACAATTCCTTCTGTTGGAACTATTGAATCTAATCCACCAATTGAATTTAATTTACTTAGCTGTTGTTTTAAAGTATTTATTTTTTTAATGTCTTTGGCTGTTTTTACTTTAGATATTGCTCCAATTACATTTTTTCTTATTTTTTGTACAGCAGCATCTGGAGAAGCGGCTAAGTATCCACTAATATTTTTTAAAATTTCAGTTCCTACTGCAAAAAATAAAACTTCAAAAGGTCTCATATTTTGTTTTACCATTTTTTGATGATCTACCTTATCTGTAGTTAATACCCAATCCAAAAACTCAGGAAATTTCTTCAAATCTTTTCTGATTTGTATTATTTTATATGATTTATCAAAGAATGCCCAACGTTTTACTAAAGATTTATATGATTTATTTGGTATTTTTACTCCAAATTGTTTTTCTGCGTTAAAAATAAATTCTTCCCAATGCTTTTGATGAT